TTCTACTAGTACCCATGTACTACCGTTATCTAGCGACCGTTCAATAGTAAGCCCTGTGGCTGTTATTTCTTTATTTACCAGCGTAAGTACTATATCGCCTGTAGTATTAAAGGCTGCAGTCACACTCAATGGAGCTGACGGTGTGTTATACGTTGGCTCGGTGCCGTCCGTCTCGTATGCTATTGGAGAAATACCCCTGCTATTAACAGGCTTTATACGGTAGCTGTAATAAGCGTTAGGCCCTGTGGTATTATCCGTATATGTTTCCGTCTGTGCTGCTGTTCTATTTGCCTCTACAGTTTTAATAGATTTCCATGTACCGCCGTTATCTGATCTCTCTATTACATATTTTGTAATAAGCGACCTGTCTACGTACTGGATATCTCTATTCCAACTTACGGTATTACTGTAGTTACTATTACGTACGTGCGCCACATCTGATACCTCAGGTGGGTTAGTATAAATAAACCCTGACGTATTATAACCGGAACTGCCAGCCTGATTACTTGTAGCCGCTCTATAACGGTACCTGTGGCCTCTCTCTGCTGTCTGATCCTGATAGGTATAACTATAAGATCCTGTAGTACCTGGGTTATACGTTGTCAAAGTTTCCCAGTCGTCGCCAACTATATCATCTTGTCGCTGCAGCGTAACCGTGTTATTAGGTACTGCTTTAGTACCTTTACCACTAACAGTTACGTTTATGTGTGCGTCGTTAATATACTTAGGCGTTATCTTAGGTTTAGCAGGCTTTAACGTGCTGGTAAGTGTTACCTGACTTGTCTTACCGTTTATGACTGCTTTTATTTGTATCTGATAGTCGCCGTTAGTCTTATACTTTTTATCAGGTATATAGTAAGTAGCTTTACTCTTTACGCTCTTATAGTGATTAGTCCACTTGCCTGCCGTGTTTACCCAACGTACGTTAGCTTTGTGTGATTTATTAAAAGCGTCTGTTACGACCACATAAGGTTTAAACTTTATGGCCGTTGTAGTATAGCTATAGTCTACTTTAAGCTGAAACTTACCGCCGTCAGTAGAAACTAAAGCGCCTGTAGCTGTTGCCATTGTCTACCTCCTTATGCTTTTGTGCCTGTTAACCCTTTGGCACGTTTTATTATTGTTACTAGCTGCTCAAGGGTAACGATATCTCTTAGGTCTTTTGGATCCAAAATCACGTCGCCTATGTTATAGGTATCACCTGTGCCTGACATTTCACTAGCTATAGCTTTAGCGAAAGGCTGCATATAGTGACCCTGTAGCGGTATAGCGGCCTCTCTTCCGGCCTCTCCAACTCCTACGACCTGTGGGCTGTCGAACACGCCCCCACGTGCGTACCATTGAATATCAACGCTAGGTTTTACGCCTTTACCGCCGATACCCCACGGTATCTTACCGCCTGATATCTTAAAGTGTGGTAACTTAATACCGCTGAAGATCTTACCGAGCTTTAAAGGGAAGATACCTTTAATAAAACCGACTGCCTTATCAACTAGATCTTTAGCTTTTTTGAACGGGCCGCCTATAAAGTCTACGACTTTACTAAAAGTGCTGCGCACTTTATTTACGACCGCGCTAAAGCTAAGATGTGACTTTATCCAGCTTACCGCGTTACCTATGACACTGGTAACCTTGCTCCATACTTTGGATACCGTACTAACAAAGCCTGCGAATATCTTAGCCGCCGTACCTATAACGCTTGCTACGGTCTTAGCTATAGCTCCTAGTATCTTTAATACTATAGGCCCTACTTTCTGGAATACCGCAGCGACCAGATTAACCGCTTTAGTGATCACAGGTGTCATAGCCTTTATAACAGGTACTAAAGAGCTCGCTATACTGGATACAAGCTGCATTATGATTTTAATAATACCTTTTATAGTCGGCATTATTGCCGCTACAAGCTTTTTAACGGCTCCTGATACCTGGGTTACAAGGTTTATGACCGCAGCCCTAAACTGGTTGTTAGTTTTCCACGCATAGATAAGTATAGCTATTACGCTTGCTATAGCTGCTACGATACCCAATATAGGAGCTGATATACCAGCAAGCACCGGCATAAGTGCACCAACGCTACTTACTATACTACCTATTATGATCAGTAACGGGCCGCCTACGGCTAAGAGCCCTGTTATACCTACAACGATACGAGCTATAATAGGGTTGCCCTGTAGCATCTTCATAAAGTTAGATACTGCAGGCATAATATTTTTACTAACAAAATTAGCGATATCTGCCAGCACTGGAGCTAACGACTTACCCAGCTCCTCGGCCATATCGCCCATAGTGTTTTTAAGTTGCTGGATCTTACCCTCAGGCGTTGCCGCCATAGTCTCGTTCATGTTACCGACGTTTTGGGTAATGACCTCTGCCAGTACTGCTGCTCGCTCTTCCTCGTTGCCTGTCTTTAAGATCTTTTCCTGTGTCTCGTCAAAGCTGACGCCCACACGTTTTAAGGCTCCTGTCTGACCTTGCAGTACTTTACCCATTAAGTTGGCTATGCTGGTAGCGTCCTGTTCGGTACCGTTAAGTCCTTTTTGCTGTACCAACAAGTTATTCATGGCCGGCAATAGCTTATTAACAGTATCAGGCGTTTTGGCAAAAGTAGCGAGCTGCTGAGCTCCTGAGAGCTGTACCTCGTCACCTACTACACCAACCTTTTGTAAGGCGCTTGCGTACTCCATTGTCTTTTTGGCTGCCTTATCCGATACACCCATACGGGTTTTATATATCTCGGTTAGTTTAGTCTCGGCTGCGTTTTGGATCTGGTACGCACTCATAGCCTTTTTAATACCGGCAATAATAGGCACGCTAACTGCAGTAGCAATAGCGCCGGCTTTCATCATACCGCCGCCGATCTTCTGCATACGTGCACCTATATTACTGGCTATGGTCTTACCGGCCGCCTGCCCTGCTGCTTGAGCACCCGGATTAATGGCGGTCGTCATTTTATTAGTTATCCCGGTAGCAGCGGGTACTATTTGCACGTACGCTGTACCTATATTGTCTGCTGCCATATTTTCACCTCTAAACCGACGCTCTATTTTGCGTTTTAAGCGTCCTTTAATTATCCTCTTGAGTGTTTATACGTTTAATTAAGTTCTCTCTCTCCTTGAGTAAGTCTGCCCCTGTCTTAAAGGCTTTTATATCACTCTTAGGCTTATCATTTTCCAATAGTTGACTTGCTACGCTCTTAGGCTTGTTACCTTTACCACATAGTGACCAGAGTAACAGGTTAACGCCGTCTAGGATCTCAGCCAGCAGTAACGTGTTCGGATATACTGTTACTTGGTTTATCTTCATACCAACGCGACTGTTAGGCCCTAAACCCGCTGTAAGCGTGGCTAGTGTCTCTACTGATACAATTTTGTAGTCATATAAACCGTAAGTTTCGGCTAGGTCGCATATTAACTCATTTTTATACTTGCCTAGTACGACCGCTAGGCTTAAGAGTTTTTTACCTCGTCACTTGCCGCCTCTGTGATCTCCTGTACGATATCACCTATAAGCTCTATTGTGACCTCTTCGCCCTTAGCCTCGATATACTGGTATAAAGCCTCGCGCTGTTCTTCACCCAGCAGCAGCCTTACCATATCTGAAAAGGCATATCCTTTATCAGGCTTTTGGCTGTCTGCTACAGCGTCTATAAACCTCATAGCGTGAAATACCCTATCGTCATACTCATACTTAAAACCATTACTAAGTTCACCTTTAACTATCATGTATAACCTCCTAAAAAATAAAGCGGGTAGGCATAGCGCCCGCCCGCTTATATACAGCCGTTCTTATACTCTTACGATATATTCGTGATGTGTTTTACCTGTGCTGTCAGGCATAGCGCTAAGTGTAATATCGTAGCCTGTGGCCTCGTCGTCTTTATAAACGATATCGCCTACAGCTGTGATACTTGCGTCTGGTATAGTAATACGCTTAACAGCGTTGTCTCTCATTACCATATCAATTACCCAGGCGCACTCTTGAGCCTCGTCTGAGGTAGCATCTACTGAAATACCTGTAGCAAGTGTGCCGGTAACATTATCGTCGCCGTATAATGCTTTAAGTACGTCAGGGTTAAGCACTTCTATAAGTTTAAGCTGGAATGTATCCGGCTTACTCTGCTGCAGTGGTAATACGTCCTGGCCACCCCACGCCTTTACGGTGTCTGTCTCAGGGCTGTTGCTGTTGGTGAGCCCGTCATCTGAGCAAAAGCCCAGCGACGTAAAGTCATTTCCCAGTGCTGTAGTAGCATCTGTAGGAAGTGTGGTACCCAGTGGCGCACGATATACAGCACCGCCAGCAGCAGGCTTACCAGCTGATACGTTGGTTACTGTTTCCATATTTGCTCCTTTTCTTATCCATAATAAGTAACTAAAAATACCGCCTGATAACGGTATTTTTTAGTCGCTACATCTGTAAAATTACCGGTAGTGTTTACTTTTACCGAGCTTACGGCCCCTGAGTAATAAGGTAACTGCCTCATAAGGGCTACTACCTCATTACAGTACTCAGCTGCTCTAAAAAGCGTTTTGCCGTAAACCTGTACGGCTATAGTGGCTGTCGTTAGCTGGTCTCTGATATTTTCGCCGGTTTTTTCTATAAGGCTGTACTCAGCTGGTGCCGTTTCTGGTCGTTCCATAAACGCTGGTAACGGCCCATTATCATTTAAGTAGTCATATACGATCTTTTCTACCATAATTACTCCTTTGACATAGGCAACCCTGCTGACTGTAACGCCTTTAATAGCGTATTGTTTTCTGAGTTATCTTTTCCGGCTCTCCCTGAGTGCGGGTACACCTGTCCTATAGCCTCATACGTAGCCTCTACTACTCTATGATCATAACCATAGCCGGCCTGTTGCTGCACTTTAGCAGCGGCCTTATCTAGGTGTGCCTTCATACCGTCACTTTTCATTAAAGCATTAAGCCCCTCTATATTAAGCTCAAAATCTACTTTGACTTTATTCATATATAGCAGCCTGTACTTTCATGTTCCAGTCGAGCGGTATATCGCACTCTATACCGACTAGCGGTATACCAAAAGTCTGTAACTCTATACCCAGCGCTGTTACGTGCTTGTTTACCCAGTCGTGTGTATCGCCTTTAGGTATTGCCAGCGTATATACGGCTTTACGCCCGTACAGATCTACGCTATTTAGGATCTCCTGATCGCTCAGGGGTTGTACTAAAACATTGTCTACCTGTACGGGTGTCTCTTCGTATATAGGCGCTCCAAAAGCATCTGTACCCGTCTGTGTCTGTTCATATAAAGTTACTGTTACTCCTCGTATCTTGGTCTTGGCCATAGTGTGATACTCCCGAACTTTTGACGCTTAAAGCCTAGCGTCTTTTTTTCATTTTCCATTAACGACATAGCGACGCCGCCGCCCGGTACCGCATAAGTACCAGACCACGAGTAACCTAAGGCACCCTGTGATTCCTGGGACAATGGCTCCCCGGTAGTATCCTGTCTTAGGGCTCTTACCACGACGTCTACTGTAACGAGCTTTACCACGTCGCCGTACGCAGGGTTAGCCACTATATCAGCGTCAACGTCTTTATACGCCTGCTCGCCCGCGTCTTTTATCAGCGAGCTTACGAGCGGCAAAAGCGTATTAATGCGCTCCTGCTCCTCCTGCGTATAATTCGCCCCTGTAATGTCTATCACGTCTTGTAACGTGGCGTAACTACTCATTACTTACCTCCGTTTACAGTGCGGTATCTACAATAGCGAACGCGTCCGGATCAAGGATACCCCAGCCGATATAAGCCTCAGCTCTAAGGCATACCTCGTTATATCTCTTAAGGTCTCTGCCTGCTCCGTCAGGATCTCCGAAACGGATAACCTCAAGCTCGATATTATTTACATAGCCCCATTTAAAGTAACTAAAGTCACCTATAAGGGCCATATCCTCGTTGGTAGCGCCTGAGGCGTATACATTTACTGTAGAATTAACATCTGATCTCAGGCCGTGAAAAGCCTCTGGATTCTGACCAAACATAAACTCAGGATATACAGGAGCTCCGTTGGCCTTAATATTACCCATAGCTGCGCCGGCTGTCTTTGACAGTGCTACGCCGTCTACTGTGCCGTCTACAAGTGCTGCAGCAGCGTTAAGTTTATCGTCGATAGCGTCTCCTGAGCCCAGTGTAATTACGTGCGAGCTGTCAACCAGTCCGTCAAAGCTGTTTGTGGCCTGAAATGACGCTGCAGTAAGTGTATAAGGTTCCAGTCCGTGTATAGCTGCGATATCCATACCTCGTGCGATTTTAGCTGAAAAACCGTCGTTAAAACCTCTCAGGACCTGAACTCTATACTCGTCTGACGCCTTAAGAAACTCGTCTGACACTCTTTTCTGAAAGATGAACTTTTTAGGCGCGATAACCATAGGTGTAACGTCTGCGTTGCCCGGTTTTTTAGCCTCGCCCTCTCCTACGAGCTGTGCCTCTCCTTCGGCTGTGAATACCATTTCTGTTTTACCTACAAAAGGCATAGGCTCTGCTGGACTGAGTTTTGCAAGTGCGCTATGCGCTCTTACGCCGTTAAAAAGCTCTGTTACGAGCTGTGGACTAAAAATATTGCCCATTGTCTGTGCTGATGTTGACATTGTTATTACTCTCCTCTTACTAAATTGTGAGCTATATTGAGTAACGCTGCATTAGGATCATTACCGCCATTATCTACTGGCTCTGGTGTACCCAGTGGAGCCGGGTTATAATGACGCTTAGCGTATTGCTCCGTGATATCTTTTAATACTTTGGCGTCTGCTTTGATCTCTTCCTCGTTACTCCCGTTTAATCTGGTAACATACTCATAAGGTAACCCCATTTCGTGCGCCACTCTGGTTTTTACCGCGTCCGTCGCGTAAGCGCTAATCTTACCCTCGAGCTCTTTTATTTGCTCGTCGTAGCCTGCTACCTTGTCTGTAGTCTCTTTAAGTTGCGAGCTAAGAGCTGTTATCTGCTCGTCCTTTTCGCTTAGCTGAGCTTTTAGGCTGTCATAATCTGCGTACTTTTCCTGCGCCTTAGCCTCTGCTCTTGCTATGCGCTCCCTAACAATAGCGTCTAACTGCTCCTGTGTCTCAATTACCTTAAAATCTGACATATTTACTCCTCCCCATTTAACCGGTTGGTATCCGTACTTTTTTACAAACAGGCTTAGCCTGTTAGTACCTTATCTTTTGCTTATGTTCCTCCTTGGCATTGTTACACGCCCACACAGCTAATATCGCACTATCCATAAGTGCGATATCTACGCCCTCGACCTGTGACCTGAAACCAAAACCGCCGTTAGATCCTATAGCTCGGCGCTCGCAGTTGGTGACAGCCTGTTTTAGGCTCTGTTGATCCATATGTACTATAGACGCGTCACTGAGCTTTTGCTCAAACAGTGTATTAGCGTCTATGTACTCACCCGTTTTTACTAGCGTCGGTGCTTTTACACCTACACGCTGTAAAGCGTCGGATAACAGGTTTTTACCGCTTGCGCCGTCTATAACGACCTGTTTAACTTGTGCTTTTCTGATAAAGTCTAAAAGCCAGGCGTCGCCGTTCTTTATAGGTCTACAGTCTATAACCTCGATAAAAATCTTATCGTCTGCGGTTTTAACGGCTATAGACATAGCTACGTTATTACCGTCGTGGCCATATTTGATACCTACAAAGAGCGGGCCTTTAAGTTTAGGTAGCTTATCCACCTGTAAAGTGTCCCACTCATTAGATGTGATCTCCGATTTTTGGTTATACGTC